CCTCGCGCTCCAGGCTGATGTTGCCTTTCTCGGTGAACACGACCGGCACCCAGCCCAGGAACTCCTGCAGTGCGGCGATCACCTGCTTGTCCGAGCCGGGGTTGCCGATGTGCCACTGGCGGAGCTCGATGGCGCACTGATTGGCGATCTGCTGCCACTCGTCGGAATGCTGCACCATCCAGCCGCGATCGGTGAAGATGCCGCGGCGCTCCATGTCGGCCAGCACGAAGGTGCTAGCCAGCTCCAGGTCATAGATCCCGGAGAAGCCCGTTGCGATACCCGGCCAGATCTCTTCGCCGGTCTGCGCGGTGATGACGGTATCGAAGGCGGCGTACTGCCACTCAGCTTCGATCGGGGTCGTTGCCCAGTCCCAGCCGTTGGCCATCTTGGCGGCCTTCAGCTCGGCTTCGCCGTACCCGGCCCACTGGCCGAGCCGGCGCATCGCAGTGGGCTTCAGGCCGGTTCGCTGCCAGGGGTTCTGCAGGTGCTCCATGGCCCGGCCGTCGTGCATCAGCCAGCGCTTGACCTGGATCCCGTTGTGCTCCATGAAATGGAGGTCGTGCTTGATATTCCACAGGATCTGCGGGCCTTCGTATGCCGTCAGGCACTCCTTGACCAGGCCGGCCCACTCGGACCACTCAATGCACCAGCCGTGGTGCCGGTCGCCGAACTGGACGGTACGCAAGGTGTCGCGCCACCAGTCCAGTCCGGTGGACTCGGTGTCTACTCCCAGCCAGCCGCCCGGCCGCCGTTCACCGAGCCATCTTTTCAAGGCCATTGCTTCATCAAGTGTTTGCACCCAATGAAGCTGAATATCAGTTGTCCCAGCCATCTAGAGCACCTCTTCAGGATCAACCAAGTGAGACCAGTTGATCCGCTTTATGGTCCGCCAAACGGTGGACGTGCTTATCCCGTAGAGACGAGAAAGTTCAGACAATCCCTTACTCTTCGCCAGCTGCCGAATCTCAAGTACTTGTGCCTCTGTCAGCACTGCCATTACGTGTCGCTCGCCCCGGTTGTGCGTGCCGTCACGAACTTTGTCAGCGTGGTTTTGTTTCCGTGTAGACCAAGAAAGGTGAGGAGCTGCAACACAGTGCCGATTCCGGCAGGAGTGGGCCACTTCTAGATCCCGAGGAGCTTCTCCAGTAGCTAGGGCCAGTGCAATCCGATTGGCTTGGTACATCTGCCCGGATAGTCGGAAATGTCCGTACCCTTCAGATGTCTTGACCGCAGCCCAGAGCATGCATCCGTTGGCATCTGGCAGCGCTACCTTTGCCCAGAATCTAGATAGCTCTAGGTCAGATATGACGGGAAGCTCTCGAAACCAAACGGCGGCCACTAGACGGCCATCCCCATGTAACCCAGCTTCTGCAGCCGGGCGCGGCCTGCCCACTCGTCGGCGAGTTCGTTGCCCTGGTCGCCGTTGTGGCCGCGGACCCAGAGGAGTTCCGCGCCGGGGTTAGCCCGGTACCCCCCGTACAACGCCCGCACCAGCGGCAAATTCTGGATCGGGTCGCCGTTCGATCGGGTCCAGCCGTCTCGCTCCCAGCGGACCGCCCACTCCTTGACCGCGTTCACCCAGAATTGGCTGTCCGTGCGGATCTTCGCCGGTCGGCCGTTCAGCCACCTGACAGCCTCCAGCAATGCGTACCCCTCCATCTTGATGTTGCTGGTCAGCGCTGCGTGCCCGACCAGAAGCGGTTGTGTTCGGCTGACAACGGACCAGCCACCAGGTCCTGGGTTGGTCGGGCCGGCCGATCCATCAGTCCACAGCTCGATCATGAGATCGGCTTCTGTCCGGTCGATCGCAGGTGATCCTCGATCTCGGCCAGCACGTCCTCTTCCCGCTGCCGGAGCGCGACCAGTTCCAGGCCCAGCCGATCAGGTATCAGCCGGGCATCCGACTCCAGCTCTTTCTTGTGTCGCGCCTCCGGTACGGCGAAGACGTGCGGGTACTTCTCGTCCTTGGTCAGGTACATCTTCATCGAGTCTCCCGGTAGCCGTTGCCCACGGCAATAATTGGAACTGCGACCCCGCCCGGGAGTCTCCGAGGCCCATGCATCTGTGTGGTTAGGGGCCAGGACTTTCATCAGGCGGGGTCGCAGGATCAGGAAGCGGCGCGGCCAGCCTTCACGCGCTCGCTGAACTGCTCGTCGGTCTCATCGCACTGGAACGTGAAAACGATCTTGGTCTCTTTGTCCGTGCTGGTCTTGACCTTGGTCTCAGTGGTGCGCGCTCGGACGTGGAGCTGGTCACGCATCGCGCGCACCGAGCAGTCGAAGTCCTTGCCCTGCTCGATCGTCCACCAGCGACCGTCCTGCCACTCCGACCACGGGTACTTGATCCCGGGCGGCCGGACGGCGGCATTGCGGGTATCACTGGGGGTCGCCATCGCTCGCGCTCCTTGCGTATAGAAAACTCATCGTCCGGCTATAGTACCGGATCTACCTGCTGATGCGGAAGGCGATGACCTGCCGGCCTGCTGCGGCACGCAGCATCGGACCCGTGCTGCCCCGGCGCGACCGCGCGTACAGCGTCTCAGGCAGCTCTCCGAGCTGCGTCGTCTGCTCCAGCACCCGTTGTCCGGCCATGTGGTCGGTGGTGATCTTGCCGGCCGTCAGCACGCGCTTGCTCATATCGCTTCCCGTCTCTCGGTCCTGGCCTTCTTCATCAGGTGCTCGCGTTCGGTCGACGTCGTGCCGCCCCAGACGTAGTGCTCTTCGCCGGTGTTCAATGCATGCGCCAGACAGTCGTCCTTCACCGGACAGAATGCGTTGCAGAAGTACGCTGCACTGCGCTGGGCCTGGAGCTCCTCGTCCTCCCAGTCCGGCATCGGGACGTTCGGTACGCCGGTCAGGCAAGCAGCCTTTAGACGCCACCAGCCGTTCATGGCGTCCATCCAGCGCGCGAGTTGCCGGCGCTGGTGCTCCTTCATGCTCACTGGCGAGCCTGTGCCACCGCGGCCGAAATGACGGCGTCGTGCAGGCTGCCGACACAGCGCCGGTCAGCTTCCGGCGTCCAGACGATCCCCCGTACCGGATCGGTGACGAAGGCGTACGGACCGCAGTCCCGAGCCCAGCCGAGTGCCAGCGCCGGGTCCTCGGTGGTGCGGTCCGACGGTCCCGAGAGTGTTCCCGAGTAGACGGTGTACGACGGCATGTGGTCCTCCCCAGGTCCAGTGCGGCCCCGTGCCGCGATACCGACTCTATAGGTTCTCTATAGAGATTGTAAACCCTAGACCTGTGATTTGTTGCGGAGGGCATCCTTGTACTCGGTGACCATCCGCTCAGCCACCTGACTCGGTGCGTCCTTGACGGCCAGCGTCAGCTGGATGAGACGAGTCAGGCCGAGCTCGTCCATTGGCAGATCGTTGTCGAGCAGGCGCTGCGTCGCGATGGCCCACTCCTCGGCCGGCCAGATGGTGCCGATGCCCAGGGCGACGCAGGCCTGCCGGGCTTCGGGGGACGGAAGGTTGCTCAGTGCTGTCATCGAATCACGGTCTCCAGGATTGCTTTAGCTAGTAGGGCGGGGATGGCGTTGCCGACTTGCAGGTACTGCTGGGTTTTTGTGCCTCGCCAAGGGTGGTCGGCGGGAAGGGACTGAAGGATGGCGGCCTCCTGGACGGTGACTCGAACTGCGTTAGCCATCATCGATTCTGGCTCGCGATCTTCGTGACAGTTGGCGGTCATGCAGCGATGACCTGGAGAGGCCAACCGGGAATCTCCCTGCACAGTGGTAGCGGGACGTTCGTACACCCACTTGTTGCGGTCGATTTTTCCAGTGACCGTAGGCGCTGGTTGCTCCGTAGTTCGTTCACCCCGCGCTGCCGGATCACCTCCGGTGCCGTAGTTGCTGCGCATGATTGCGGGTTCAATCCATTTCAGCGCTTCCGCCATGCTGACCCACTTCTTGACACCGATGTCCAACTTGGCAGGGCTACGGGGGTAGTACTTGCTGTGTGTCGGAATCGGCATCCGGGCTTCGCCGTCCAGTCGAGCAATAAGAACCGCTCGCTTACGTGTCTGAGGTACGCCGTACTGCTCCGCGTAAAGGTTGCCGGTGGCAACCGAATACCCGACGCTCTCCAACACCTTGCCCATCTGCTCCCAGATTGGCAGTACTGGAGGCACCTGCTCCATCACCAGCCACCGGAACGGTTGTCTGCTGCGTACCAGATCGAGCGCCCAGCGTAGAGGCTCCAGCACCAAGCCGGTTCGGATGTCGGAGAACACGTCGTAGTCGATTCGACCAGTTTTGTGTAGGCGGCTCATGGCTCCGTAGACGGCATCAACGGCTAGACGTCCTGCCCCTTTGCCCGCCCCGCTGAATGTCTGACATGGCGGGGAAAACTTGCCGCCTGTGAACCCGGCACCCACTGGCGACAGACGACGTACGTCACCCTGCACAGTTGCCATTCCTGCGGCTCTGGCGGTGGCACAGGCGATCTTGTTCTCCTCTACTCCTATAGTGTTCAGGCCCATTTGTTCGTCGTGGATATCCCACCCACGAGCACCGCCTGCGAACAGGTCGACCACGACCTCACCGACTGACATGTGCCAGCACCAGATTGTCGGCCGGATGCGTGACCGCGGACGCCTCGCTGTCCCACTTCACCCGCGCGTACCAGGTGCCCTTGACCTGCCAGACCTGCTCCACAGTCCCGAGTCTCTTGACGTCCTTGTTGCGGTCGGCAAGATGTGTGACCCGGGTCTGCGGGGTGATGGCGTCGCTCACTGAGGCTGCTGCCAGGACGGCATCGCCGGAGCCGGCGGCTGCAGATCGGTGCCCGGAGCAACCTGGACCGGATCAGGAGTCGGCGGGACCTGGAAGGACAGCGGGCCGGTGGCGAGTGCTTGCGGCTGAGCCTGCTGGCCCGGCTGCAGGTACTGGTCGTTCACCGTTCCGGCTGGCGCCCATGGCATTGGCTGCACCTCGCCCAATCCGCCTGCGACGAAGCCCTGGACCGGCTGCTGGCCGAGTGTGGCCGGGTCGGTGGCGTAGACGTGCGCGCTGGCTGGCCGGTGCTCGTTGCTGATCTCGTGCCCGAACGGACGCAGGCAGGCCCGGCCATCAGTGGAGCTCTGCGGGCAGGGGAAGCCCTGGGCCGCGGTCTGCTCCGGCGTGCTGACGACCACGCTGTCCTGCACGTGCTGGCCAGGAATCCCGTTGGCCCAGGTCGCGAACTCCTGGTTGATCGGGCTGGCTTCCTGCTGCAGGTAGCTCGCAGCCGGTGCGGCCTGCTCAGGAGCGAACGCTGGCCCGGTTTGTGCGGCGGGCAGAGCGTTCGGGGTCTGCGGAGCGGCAGACTCGTTCAACCGGACGTTGCCCGGGTCCTTGACCCGGAGCGCCTCACGGGCCGCGTTCATCGCGCCCATGGCCTCGTTCCACTGCTCGCCGCCTTGCGGGACGGTCTGCAGATTGGCCAGCGCATCATCGAACGCGATCTCCGTCTTCAGCCGGCGCTTGCGCTTCGGCTTCTCGTCAGGCTGCGAGCCTGGGAATCCGGCGAGAGGCGCCGGAGCGGTAGCATCCTGCGCATCGGCCGGGGGCGTTGTCGTCCCGGCGTCGTTCATGGGCTGTCCGGGCAAGTAGTGGCTCAAGCCGTCGGTGGTGCCGTGGCCCTCGGCCCGGGTGCACTGCACACCGTTGGAGATGTACGGGCACTGGCGCGGCTGCTCACCGAGGTGCTCGAAGGCAGCGGCCGGGATCCCTTCCGGACCCGTGGCGTACGCCATACCGGGCACGATCGGCAGACTCGGGTCGTACTCGGCCAGCGGTGCGCTCATGCGCTCGGCAACCCCGCCACCGTCCGTCTTCGGGATCCGGCCGAGGGTGTCGACCAGGAAGCTCTGCAGGTCACGGACGTCGTTGGACGTGAACAGCACCTCGACCTCGATGGACTGGCCGTCCTGCAGGGTCTGCGTCGACCAGGCCCGCAGTACTGCGGTCTCCCCGTCGCGGTTGACCGTGCTGAACGCCAGCGAGCGCTCTTGCTCGTCCTCGATGTGCAGGGACGTGGATTCGTAGGTGGTCACGCTGTTTCCTCCCGATACGGACAGACTGTCAGGTGGCGACCGTACAGGATCGGCTTGATTCCCGTCAACACAGCCAAATCGTGCTAGATTCCGACGTATGGCAGAGACTAGCAGTGACGAGGTTCTGACGTCCGAGGAGGCTGCGGTCTTCCTCAAGATGAGCGAGCGCACCCTGCTTCGGCTCGCCGCGGCCGGGGAGGTTCCGGGCAGCAAGGTCGGCGGCTCGTGGCGCTTCCTGCGCAGCGAGCTCGTGAGCCGGATCAAGGTGAATGGCTGACGAACCTGTCCGCTGGGGGATGGCAGAGCAGGTTGAACCGATCCTGCAGTCACGACTCGATGCGGACAAACGGGGCGGTATCCCGATGGAGTGGGTGCTGTGGAGATTCGGATACCAGGCTCAGGTCGACGGATCTCGGCTCGTGCTGCCCTGCCCGTTCCATGCGGACAGCCGACCGTCGTTCACGATTCGGGTCGCCGAAGACGGAACCGAGCTGGCGGGCTGCTGGTCGTGCCCGGACAAGGCGCACGGTGACTTGTTTGATCTGATCGGCTGGCTGACCGGCGTGACCGAGTTCGCGCAGGTCACTGCCATGCTCCCCGGCCTGCGCGCGCAGCTGGCGGCCGACACGGTCTGGGCCTCGATGCCACGCCGGGTGCTGGCGCCACCGGAACGTCAGGATCCGGAGACACTTGGAGCACTCGCCGCGTCCGCACTGGCTGCGGTTGCCGCTGACCACTCGCTGCTCCAGCAGCTGATCGACTGGAAGCGCGACACCGACAAAGGCTGGCAGCACCTGACGCCCGGTTATCTGATGCGTGAGTGGCGTGTCGGCATCGTGCCGGACCGGACCGAGACGCGTCAGGTCAGTAACCCCGACAGCGCGCCGTACGACTCATACACCCGGCTCGTTCGTGGGCAGCAGATTGTCGTACCGCACTTCGATGCGGCTGGGCTATGCCGCGGGCTGAAGACCCGGTACGTCGGCGGCAAGCTTTACAGCATGCGCGGGAGCGATCTCTCCTCCCTGTACGGCGCCTGGCGGCCACGACGCTTCGATACCGCCGTACTGTGCGAAGGCGAGTCCGATGCCTGGATCACCGATCGGCTCGCCGGGGATCGAATGGACGTTTACGCCCTGCCGTACGGGGCTGCAGGACCTAAACCCGAGTGGCTGGACTTCCTCGCAGGCCGGCGTGTGCTGCTGGCTTTCGACGGGGACGAAGCCGGACAGAAAGCGACGAAGCTATGGACGAAGTAACACCCGTTCCCGACCGCCCGCAGTTCTACGTGGTGCCGGTTCCCGAAGGCGAGGACATGGCCTCAGTGGACAATCCGCAGGCGTTGCTGGATGCCGCTATCGCCGCATCCGACTTCGAGCCACCGGTGATCCCCGACGACGATCCGCGACCACTGATCCGGGCCAACAACGAGGAGATCGCCGTTGACTGGCTCCGGCAGACGATCGGCACCGGAAGTCTGCGCAATTACTTCCTCCGCGGTGGCCAGCTCGTGCACTGTGTCACGCTCGGGGAGGAAGGCCACACTGTCCCGAAGAACGGTCACCTGGACTTCGACCAGGTCTCGATCAGCACCGTGGGCACCGTGCTGGCCACCCTCTCGGACTCGTACCGCTTCCGCAGGTGGGACGCCCGGAAGAAGTCGGAGGTGACGCTGCTGTTCCCCCGCCAGCCTGCCAGTGACGTGGTACTGGCACCGGCCCGGTTGCCGCATGTCCGTACCCTGCGCGGCGTGGTCAACACGCCGATTGTCCGTGCTGACGGCTCGATCCTGACCGAGGCCGGGTACGACGATCAGACCGGCCTGCTGTACCTCCCGAACGAGATCAACATCGACTACATCGCCGACCGGCCGACCACTCAGGACGTCGGTCATGCGCTGTCGTGGCTGGCCCTGCTGGTCGCGGACTTCCCGTTCGACTCTCCCGACGACCTGGCCACCTACATCGGCGCGCTGATGATTCCTCTACTGCGGGACATCGCGCCGCCTCCGTACAAGATGCTCGCGATCAACGCGCACGCTGCCGGCTCAGGGAAGAGCTTCCTGGCCGAGGCGTTGCGGGTCATCCACCACGGCAAGGACGGTGGTGTGGTGCGGTCCGGCGTACCGCATGCCCCGGATGAGCTGCGGAAATGGATCACCTCGGTGCTGGACACCGGCGGCGGAGGCGTGGTGCAGATCGACAACGTCCGCGGTGGGCTCGGGGGTGATGTGCTGGAAGGCCTGCTCACGTCGTACCGGTACAACGACCGGCGTCTAGGTGCCTCGGAGAACGTCCACTCGGTCAACGACCGGCTCTGGGTGGTGACAGGAAACAACATCACCTTGAAGGGTGACATGGCCCGGCGGACACTGTGGTCCAACATCAACCCCGGCGTGGAGAATCCGGAGCGGCGTACTGGCCCCGCCGGCGGCAAGGTGTGGCGGATCCAGGAGCAGACCGGACTGCCGTTCCCGGCGTTCGTGCAGAAGTACCGCAGCGAGCTCCTGCACGCCTTGCTCGTGCTGTTGCGCTCGTGGACGGTGTCCGGTCGGCCCGTAGACAGCTCAGTGCCCACTTCGGACAGCTTCGGCTACGTCACCCAGGTCGTGCGGGGGATCCTCGGGCATTGCGGGATCAGCGGGCAGTTCGATCCGCCTCAGGCCAAGCAGATGTCCGAGGACGATCAGGAGCTGGCCCAGCTGCTGCACTCGGTGGTCGCTTGGCGGGGTTCGGAGTGGTGGTCGGCGGCCGAGATGTTGAAGGCGTGCGACAGCGGCCCATTCGGGCAGGGGCAGTCCTCGTTCGACGTCTCGGTGGTGCCGATGCAGAAGAACGGAAGGCTTCCTTCCTCGATCTCATTAGGTAAATGGCTGGGCCATCGGAGGCAACGGGGCATCGACGGACTGCAGCTTTTAGAGTACGTGGATCGTACTAAGAAGAGCTACTGGTCGGTACAAGCTATAGCTACTGGAAGTTAACTAAATTTAAGCTAAAAGTGCAGGAGATGCAGGAGATATTCACTACTTTTTACCCCCTGCGTGGAAAACGTCTTTGTAAGTACATAGGGTGCGCATTTCCTATAACGGCGTAGAAAACGAGGGTTTTTCTCCTGCATCTCCTGCAGTCTACAATCTGTTACCCGAAGTTACGGAGAGTACGCATGGCTGAATTTATTGCTGCGACAGGTTGGTATGCCGAAACGGGGCCTGGCTGGGAGGACCAAAGGTGCCCTGTGATTGCGTTCGTGTTCACGGACCCGAGAGTCATGGGTCTGGTGGTCTCGCAGAACGGCCTACCAGCGGTGTGGGACGGGCTGCCAGATGGGTGGAAGCTTCTCTATGACGCTTGAGATACGATCTGTCCATGGCAGGTCCGGACGCAGCCTTTGCCCAAGCCAGTACATAGGCGGCGGTCGGTCCAGGGAGAGCAGTCGAAGACACCCGGTCAACAAAGTCTCCTGCTCTCCCGTGGCCATGGACCTCTACCGGGAGGAACTATGAAGGCACGAGGAAGCCGTAACACCCAGGGACTCAGTCGGTCTTGGGCTGGTAGCCGGAAGGTCGGTGCTCCAGCGAGACCGATCGCACTGGTAGCTCTAGTTCCTGTCGTTGAGGGGATGATCGCGTGCCCGACATGCGGCGGAGGGGTGAGGCCTGTGCCGGCTTACTGGGACGATGCCGAGCTAGGCGTCTATCGTGGTAAGACGATGGTTGTTCCGGGACACAGCGAGGGCGGCGGCAGAAAACCAACACCTCGGACTAAGTGCTTTGGGTCAGGAACCCTGATCGCCGCTCCCCAGGCTCGTTGACGCATAGGTAGCCAAACGACAGATACTGTTCAGCCAGACGTGAACAGCCTGTTCAGTTGAACACCGGAGGTGAACAGTGGCCAAAAAGGTGTCCGCAGAGGACAAGCAACGAGCTCAGGGCCTGTTCGCCATCGGTAGGTCGTACCGGGAGATCGGCAAGGAGATCGGCGTCAGCGCGGCGACGATCAGCAACTGGGCTCGGGACGGCGCCTGGCTGAAGGGCGTTCTCCCGGAGAAGCTGATCACCGAGCACACTCCGCAGATCTACGAGTCCGCCAACGCCACACCGGAAGAGGTAGCGGCGAACACGGACAAGCTGCAGGAAGCCAATCGCCGGCGCTGGGTAGACCGCAAGGCTGAGATGGCTGACCAGTTCGCCGACACGATCATGCGGCTGCACGGCCAGCTCTTCACCCCGGTGGTCGTGAAGGACGCCAAGGTCGTGAACAAGATGATCCAGATCTCCGAGGTGCACCTGAGCGAGCCGAGTCCCTCGGACAAAGTCAAGCTTGTGACGAGCATGGCCATCCTGGTGGACAAGGCTTCGCTGCTCGTGGGGGACGCGACGTCCCGCGTGGAGACCGCCTCACTGACGCCGGCCCAGTCCTCGGACCGGCTGGAGCACATCGCCTCGGAGTTCAACAAGAGGCTGGCCGCCAAGCAGGCCGAAGAGGCGCAGCGCGCATCTGAAGGGCAGACCGGGTGATCCGCACGCCGTACTGGTTCCCGCCGGCCAAGTCCGCCGCGACGTCGGCAGCTGCCAGGGCCGCGGCTACGGTGCGGTTCCGGCCGCTGGTGGCCGAGGACGAGCTGAAGGCCCGGCATCGTGGCGAGAAGCGGCCGAGCTGGTGGCGCCGGTTGACAGGACTATAGGTTTTCTATAGTCTTTTCACATGACGAGCAAAGAGCAGGTGGCCGCGGCGTACGGACGGGGATACGACCGGGCGCAGACCCTGGCCAAGCAGGGACTCCCGATCGACGCGGACAAGATCGCCGGCGAGCTCTACCCCGACAGCACCGAGCTGGCGAACGCCTGCGCTACCGGACTGCGGAACGGGGCCGACGTCCGCTGATGTTGTCAACCCGAGGCTGATGGACTAGCCTCGGGTTTCTGTAGTTTATCTAGAGCTAGGGAGAATCTGGTGGGCACCAGAAAGCCGGGAGAGCTGTACGCAGCGGTCGAGTCGCTGCTGGAGGACCAGAAGGAGCCGTACGACGCTGAGACGGACGTGCAGCTGGCCGCCATGGACCAGGTGGACATCGTGCTGGAGGCGATCCGCCCGCAGGTCCTGCTGGACTACGTCAGCAAGTTCGTGGTGGACCACTCGGTTGTCTACTGGGACGATGAGACCACTGCGGTGGTGCTCGATCAGGAGGAGCTGGACAAGTTCCTGGTGGACAAGTTCCTGGTCACGCTCGACAGCATCCGCAAGCCGGCGCCGCTCCGGCGGATCGAGTTGGAGGAGCTGCGTACCGAGCTGCTGACCAAGGCCGATGCCGCCATCGACGGGATGCGGAAGCTCAACTGGACCGGCGACCACCTGTACACCGATGCGCTCGATGACGTCCGGGTGATCCTGCGCGCGGCGTATGCCGGTCAGCCGACCCCGATCCTGGAGCGGTTCCGCTGCCCCAGCCTGATCGGCAACGACGTCGGCGCCGGGCGCATGCGCTGCCAGTACCAGCTGCCGCACGGCGACCAGCACCGGTCCGGCGAGACGACCTGGACCGATGACCAGTCCCTGAACCCGCCGATCTGCCCCGAATGGAAGCACGCGCAGACGATGCGCGGGCACTGCGACCAGCCGGCCGGGCACGAGGGCGAGCACACCTCCAAGGGCTTCAAGGCGTGGTCCTGATGGGCTACTGCCGAACCCCTAACCCGAACGATCCGATGCGTGTCTGTGACCAGCCCGCGTTCCACACCGGCCAGCACCAGGACGCCTACGGCACCAAGTGGACAATCCTCAGCGAGCAGCCCGACCGTGCGGCCCAGGTCGAGGAGATCCAGACGCTGAATGCTCTCGACTCGCAGCTGTCCACCGCAGGCTTCAGCCGTGAAGAGCTGACCGCGGCGGCTGCCCGTCAGCAGCGGATCTCTCCGACCAAGGCTGAGATCCTGGCGGCAATTGACAGCGCGCAGTTTGTCACCGCATCCGACCCGACACCGGGTGAGCACGAAGCGGTGTACCTGGCGACTGAAGGTGTGAAGGCGGCGCGTGCTGCTGTCGAGAAGCTGTACGCCGATCGGGGTTTGTAGTGGGTGAGCTCGTATCGTTGTCCGAGGCAATCAAGCGAGTCTCTGAGGTTCTTGGCATGAGCGAGGAGCGGGTTGCTTCCCTGGCTGCTGAGGCCAAGGCCGCGGGCAAGCTTGGCAACTCGATGCTGTCGGCCGGCGCGGTCGTTGCGCAGAGTCCGGCTATGTCTCGGCTCATGAAGTTGGCCGCCGATGCTGAGGCAGCCGGCATCCGGGCCGACCGGACCGGCAAGCTCACCTTCAACGGCATGGACCTGACGCCGTACATCCAGGTGGTGACCGCGCCGGAGAAACTGCCGCACAACCCCGCCAACCGCCGGACCTTCCATCTGGCCAACAAGCCCTATCACTACGTCCAGCTGGGTGATCGGCTGGAGACACGACCGGGAGAGTCACCATGGATCTGAACGAGATCGAATCGGCAACCGATGCGCTGCTGGAGAGGCTGGCCAGCACCGAGAGCGCGGCCGAAGTACGGGACCTGTGTTTCCGGCTGGACGGAATGTACCGCGGTGCGCAGGTGAAGGCGATCGTGTTCGGGGTCGACCGGCAGGCGTCATCGGAGGAGTTCCGGGCGCGAGAGCTGGCGGCAATGGAGCGCGCTGCTCAGGCTGCCAGCATGGCGGTGGCGGCCAACATCCCAAAGCCGACTTGCATCGCCGTTGACAGGCTGGGAGTGGCGAAGTGCGCACTGCCCGCGGGGCATACCGGGCGGCACGAGGATGGCGGATTTGCGCCACTGTCCTGGCCGAACGACGACCCGTATCCCGAGCCGACCAAGCCCGCGGTAGACCGGCTGCACGAGCTGGTGAGCTTCATCCGCGAGGGCCAGGCAGGTGCTCCGTTTGCCAGCGCTGAGGAAGTGTTGGACATCGCCGACAAGCTCGAAGAGATCCTGAGGGAGGGGACGCTGTGAGCACCCGGGCCGAGGAGAAAGCCGAAGCGCTCGAAGCCCTCTCGCAGGGCCTGGCCAAGCTCGACGCCGATCGGCAGATCCTGGACTCCCGCGAGTTCCGGATGATGGCCACGGCCCGGGAACGCGGCCTGACGTATGCCGAGATCGCCAAAGTGCGCGGCTGCACGGTGCAGTCGACGCACAGATGGTTCGGCCGGCGGAATGCAGATGGCCAGCTCAGGGTTGCGGACGCGGTATAGAAAAGCTATAGTAAAGCCATGAGCAGCCAGCGAGAGACCTACCGAGGCCAGAAGATCGCCGCCCGCAGCACCCGCTCCGGTTTCACCGAGACCTTCATCAACGGGCACAAGATCGGAGCGCGTGCTGGTGCAAGTGTTGAGTCTGAGCTGGCTACTCTGCGGGGCTACGTTGATTCCGCAGCCGAGCGTCCTGCGTCGTACCGGAACCTGATTCCCGTCGGTTCCGTGCAGGACAAAGCGCCGCGCCGATGATCCGCTTCACGAGAAAGGCCCGGGAGCAGCACCGCCACTCCCGGGCCGTCGTCCTGCAGGAGCTGGCGACGCCACCACTGAGCGCCATCCGTCAGGACATCGCGAAGGAACAACGCAAGGCGGAGAAGCTCCGACTTGCCGCACAGGCTAGGGCAGCCGACAACACATGACCACCGGGAGAGACACAATGTCCAAGACCAAGACCATCGCCGCGATCACGGCCGGAGCATTGGCGCTCATCGCGCTGCTGCTCGTCCTGCCGTCCCGGGCCGACGCCTCGAACGGCAACCGGTCCACCGCTGCAGCAGCACCCAGGAAGGCGTTCAAGGTGACAACGATCGACTACGGCAGCGGAGTGTCCGGCGGCCCCACTGCGGCCCCGGTACGGACCGGAGACCCGGCGACCGCGGACATCCTGCTGATCGGTGACTCGATCGGCAACCGTGCGACCGTGGCCACCCGTGCCGCGCTCTCCGCGAAGGGCCTGACTCTGGCCACGGTCACGCAGTCCGGGCAGAACACCCAGGGGCTGGCCGACCTGCTGCTGGCCCTGCCGGCTGTGCCGGGCAAGGTGATCATGGAGGCTGGGACCAACGACGTCTATTCACCGCCGGCGATCAAGGCGCAGATCGACCGGGTGAAGGCCTGGGCCGTCAGCAAGGGTGTCGAGCTGTACTGGGTGGACACCTACGTCGGGCGGTCCACCACTCTGGTCCACGACATCCGCAACTCGGGCTGGGTGAACAGCTTCATCTACGCCGCGATGCCGTACGACCACATCATCCAATGGCAGACCGCGCTCAGTGCGGCGGTAGGCAGAGGCAAGCCGATGACGTACTACCTAGACGGGGCCGGAGCTGGCGGCGGTGTGCACCCGCGGATGCCGGCGGTCGGCTACCCGGACGGGACCGCGTTCTTCGCGGCGGTTGTCGCTGAGGTGTTCTGATGCGCGATACCCGGGAGGAGTTCGCGAAGAAGGATGCCGAGTACTTCGACCTGGTCGGCCGTCACGTCGGGCATGGTGAGTGGATTGCCAAAATCATCAGTTACCGGCCTGCGTCCGGCCCGCGCTACATCTTCGAGCTGCAGTACGAGAGCGGTCCGAAGCGCGGCGAAGAGGTCGAGGTTCAGCGGCACGAGTTCTACGTGTTGCCGCTGTCGGACATCGAGGACAAGCGGCGTGAGATGGCCAACCAGCTTCGTGCTGTGCAGGAGAAAGGCCGCAACTATCAGGGGCTCTTCGAGCTGCACGAAAGCACTCTGCTGGATCTGATTGCGGTGCTCGAAGGTGCGGAGGGATGAGGCTCAAGCTCAGCCTGGCCGTCTTCGCGCTCGGCGCCCTGATCGCCTTCTGGCCGGTGCCGCGCGTCGACTTGAGCCCGATCCAGCGCCCGTTGCGCGTGCCGGCGGCAGCTCCAACGGAAACCGCTGTCCCGTTGGAGCGTCCGAGCCGGCCAGCTCACCCGAGCTCGATCTACATGCCGAAGACCTTGCGCAGACTATAGATTCTCTATAGTCTTTGGGCATGACAGAGAAGTGGTTGATCACCGCACTCGCGATCCTGGCAATCGCCGGGCTTTGCGCGCTGCCGAAGCTGATGGGAATGTGACTGGGATGGCTGAACGAGAGCCGTTGGTGCTGAGCCCGCACGAGCGGGATCGAGTCACCAACAGCATGGCCGTGGGCAAGCACGTCATAGCCGAGCTGGACAGGCTCCGGAAGCAGGACGAGGAGCTCCGGCAGCTGCTGAGCGCGACTCGGGTCGAAGCCGAGAACTTTGCGCTGCTCGGAGAGACGCAACGGGCCGACGACAGCACTCGGTTCGCTGACGGACTGGCTGCGATTCTGGACGGGGAGAGCTGATGGCCTGGGGGGATAAGGCAGCTGAGCAGTGGGAGCAAGACCAGTCGATCGTTTACGTGCTCGGAGAACAGAAGCTAGCTCCGACTGTCGAGGAAGCGCGCGAGTTGGTACGCCGCTTCGACGAGAAGTACAAGGTGCTGCCGGAGAGGAAGACCGATGCCTGAGATCCCGCGGTGGAAGGTCGATGCCGCTCTTCGGCTGCTCGGCCTGGATCCCACTGACGCCATGGAGGTTCGGATCCTACTCGATACCGGGCATCCGGTGATCGCCTTTGACGGGTTCAACACCAGGCCGGCTGATGTGCGGATCGTGGGTGAGGCCGAGGACCTTCGCCTGCATCTCCTCGCCATGCTGCCGGGTGAGAACTGGTCGGAGCTGGTGACTGTTGACGAGGACGAGCTGAAGTACTTCATCGGGCCGAAGCTCGCCGCTGATGGGCTCACCAAGTACCGCAACGGCACCATGGTTCTGACCGTTAAGCGGAGATCGTGAAGCGTACCCTGACCGCCCTGTTGCTGGCGGCAACTTCTTGCATGCTGCTCACGGCCGAAGGCTGCGAGTCCAAGGGACCGGAGACCTTCAACCAGGACGACGGCGAGCACCAGATGTACAAGGCCCGCACTTCGGACTATCCGTTCGACCGCAAGATGACCTTCAGGTCCAAATGGGCCAGCTGCCGTTGGTACGTGGACGTCCAGGACCCGGGCGGTAAACGACGGACCATCCAGCACGGGACTGCGGCGAAGTCGATCTACGTCCCGTTCATCGACGGCCGGAGAGGCTGGGTAGTGCAGGAGTCCTGCGGCAAAGTGGAGGTGCGCAACCGATGAGTGAGGACCGGGAATACATCTTCGGCAACGGCTCAAAGCGGCGCCCATTCGAGCTCGATCACGTTGTTTGCTGCTCCCCCGACGTCGCGATGTGCGGCGCCGTGGTCGCCGGCACGGGAGTGGCCTTCGGTAAGCCGGCCAGCTCCAGCAACCTCTGCCGGAAGTGTGCCGACCTGGACGCCAGCGGGAGGCGGTGCGCGGATCCGCAGTGCCCCGGGCCGAGCGCTTGACCTTGTTCTATAGTTTATCTATAGTCAGGGGCATGGGCATCCAGAGCAAGATCTACACCGGGCTGAAAGCCTTCAACGACGCCAAGGCCATCAACCGGGCCGTCAGTCAGCGATCGGCCAAGCCGATCGCCCGCCGTGTCGGCCGAAGGGTCTACGGCAAGCTGTCCGGCCGGCTGGCCCGCAAGATCTTCGGCTGATGCCGCGCACACGACCAGGCCCGAATCCGGAGCAGACTGCCGGTATGGAGCCCTGGAGCTGGAGACCGCACCTGAAGGCCATGACCGTTGCCGCGATTGCTGCCGGTTACGTCTGTTTGATTCTGTCCCTTTTCGGAGTTTGGAGCACGCTATGAACCGCACCGATGAAGCAGCTGCGCAGTACGGCCAGGTCGTGGCGCCGCACGAGTTCCACTGGAACAGCGACATCCCCGGGTCGGGGACCTGTACCTGCAGCCGGGCGCTCGACCACCCGCTCCATCTTCAGGCGGAGACCACCGGCGACCACACGCAGACCAAGCTGGACGACAACCCGTACTACAACCTGCGGGACAGCCAGAGCTGGTTCGGGATTAGCCAGCTCGGGCAGCACACCGGGAGCTCCATCCCCGGCGTACCGGTCGAGGTGCGCGGAGCCGGCAGCCTGATCCCGCCGGACGACAGCGAGTTCTTCGCCGAGCCGTACGACTACGAGAAGGCCGAAGGCACCGACGAGTACGCCAACGCGTACATGCGGACCCTGGGCCGCCCGGCGCATGCGGCGCACAAGGCCCGCCGCGGCTGGACCCCGACGCACCACGAGCTAGCTCTCTGCCTCAGCGTTGCCGCTGCGATCGTGCTGGTCGCCGGCTACCTGGTTCACCGGTTCTGATGCCGGACCGGTGCACGCACACCCGACGGAGGGAGGTGATGTCATGCGCCGCGGATGGGACTGGTGACCTGAGCAGGAACCCTGCTGGGGGCAGGGCCACCAAGTGCCGGTACTGCGGCGAGATCGACGGGCACGCCGGATGGTGCCCCGTAGTTTCCTGACCTTCTTGCCAATTCTGTAAGATCTCTATAACCTGAGCACTCAACCGAACGACCAACAGATACCGGGAGAGCCATGAACCACCGCAAGCCCACCACCGCCAGCAAGATCCGAGCCGCCCTCCGACGCTTCAGCGTGCCGCTGGCCGTCACCACCGCACTGTTCGGCGCCGGCCTGCTCACGACGGCCGACGCCGCGGTGAAGCCCGACTGCAAGACCCTCAGCTACCCGCTGTGCAACCGGTCCGTGGCTGCCGCCCAGGTGGTCGACAACTCGCTGCCGAAGTCGAAGATCGTCCCAGCCGACCGTGACGCGTTCCTGAAGGACACGAACACGCCGGACGTGAAGGGCGGCGCGGAGCCGCTGTTCGTCAACGTGACACCGAAGGTCATCGCGGACATCGGCGGTACGTTCTCGACCCGCCACACCCCGGTTGGCACGTTCGTTCTGCCGAAGGGCACGTGGCTCGTCAACCTGAACGCGAAGTTCAGCCGAACGACTGGCTACACACCAGCCGAGGTTGCGGCTGCCAACTACCCGGACGTCCAGCCGATGCTCCAGATCGTTGGTGGCAGCAACTACGTCACGGTCATGGGCAACAGCATCGCCCCGAACGTTGGCGCGGACCTGACCGGTTCGGCCGTCGGCCTCATCACGGTCTCGGCGGACACCACGTTCACGATCAACGCGTTCGGCTACAACTCGGCTCGCGGTTCCCAAGGCTCCGGCGAGATCACGGCTCAGGCCGTCGTGGTAGCGGTTCGCGCCTGACAAGACCGGCGGCCGGTCCCGGATGCCCCCGCCCCGGGGCCGGCCGCCTTACCGGGAGGAAAGGCCATGCACAACGAATACGCGATGCGGGCCTGGTTCCTGGTCTGGAACTCCGGGGTGCGGGCAGCCCGGGAGATGTACGACCTGAACCGGGAAGCCGAGACGGATCGGTCCTTGCGCACCCAACTGAACATCGAGTTCAGGGCTGCCGAGGCCGAGCAGGACGGGCGCAAGGCAGAAGCCCGAGTGCGGACGCCTCCCAAGCCGAAGATGTGCAGGAACCGGCTCCACGAGCTGACGCCACAGAACATCGTCAATGTGCGACGGTGCCTGGCCTGTAAGGAAGCCTGGGCGAAGCGGAACGACGGAAGGCATGCCGAGAAGATGCGGCTCCGGAAGCTGAGGGAGGCCGCATGAACCGGCCGACAGGGCTGGACTGGTCCGCCATCACCGACCAGTACCTGGCCCAGGGCGGCGAGTTGGAGCCCGAGGTGTGGCGACCCGATGCGCCGGCCAAGGCCAAGCAGCCGTACGTTCCACGCACCAGGCAACGGCCGGACCGGATCCCGACCGGGGAACCGCGAGGACCGGACCGGATGTTCTCCGATGTGCAGGAGCAGCAGATCCTTGCCGAGTACAACGAAGGCGCCAGCTCACTGAAGCTGGGCGGGCAGTACGGCGTGATGCCGTCCACCATCCGGAAGATCGTTCTCCGGCAGGGCGGGACACCAAGGTCCCAGTCCGAAGCAATGAAACTGTCACGTAACCGGGAGAAGATATGACCACCGAAGCAACCGATCCAGTCTCCGACGCGCTGAACGATCTGACCAATGGCACTCTGGCGCCGGGAAGGATCTCCGTGTCCCGGGTCGACGCCTTCGATCGCAGCGCGGACGTCAACCACCCGATGCACTACGGCGGCGAGGACAACCCGTACGAGGCCATCAAGGTCATTCAGGCCTGGGAGCTGGACTTCGAGCTCGGCAGCGTCCTGAAGTACGTCGCGCGCGCCGGCAAGAAGCAGGGAGAGGACGCGCTGACCGACCTGAACAAGGCGGCCAGGTACCTGCAGTTCGAGATCGACAAGATGTCCCGATGAGCCTCACGCTGTCGGATGCCGAGATGCAGATCGAAGGTGAGCGGCTGAAGTCCACCTGGCAGGCTGGTTTCGAGGCGGCCCGGCACTGGCCGAACCACACGATGCCGACGCTGCAGGTCACCTGGCACGGCAACAGCCCGAAGATCACCGTGAACTGGAAAGACGGGCAGAACCGGCCGGGGTGGATTACGTGACCGTTGTCGAGACCTGGAACATCGCCTCCGAGCACATCACCCGGAGGTGGTGGCAGGTCAAGGTCTACGACACCGCGGAGGCGTTGCGGAAGGCCGCACACCGATACCATCCGGGGCTCGGCAAAGGGTACTGGGGGCCGGAGACCGTGGGCTGTTGCCAGCAGACCCGGGCATGGGTTGAGAACGGCAAGGATGTCTCCGACCCGGCCAACTTCCTCTGGCCGCCGAACTTTGCCGGCGTCATCCGGCTGGTGCAGACCGAACTCTGGCCCGAGGTTATCTATCACGAGTTGCTGCACGCGGCTTGTGCGGCGTACCGGATGAATGTCGCAGCCCGGATCGATCTTGGAAACGCCTACGGCCCGCAGGGCGATCTGTCCCGGGAAGAGGACCTGGCCTACATCTACGGCCAGCTCGCCGCCGACATGGACACCGCGCTCCGGAAACGGGTAGCCTGATCCCGGACATCCGTTCGAGCCTGCAGGGGATCGGACGGCAGAGGCCCCAGACTTCGGTCTGGGGCCTCTATCATTTCTCTATGACGTCTCTGTGGGTACCCACTTCCGAGGAGATCCGCCAGATGGCGGAGCTCGGGATGATCGATGAGATCCACGAGGCGACCGAGATCCTGTACCACCTCCAGGCTCTCGAAGAGGACGAGTGGGTGGCGCAGCCGAAGCAGGCGCTGGCCACCTCGCTGGCCGCCCGTGCGGTCGAGACGCTGTACGGCGGAGCGGCTGGGGGCGGCAAATCGGAGTGGCTCCTGCACTACTTGCTGAACCAGATGCTGGCGCATCCGTTCAACCGCGGTGTGGTCTTCCGCCGGTTCTTCCCGAGCCTTGAGCGGACCCTGATCGACCGGGCCAAGCAGATCTACCCGAAGCACGGCGGCCGGTACAACGAGGTCAAGCACACCTGGCGATTCCCGAACGGGTCCGTGCTGGAGATGGGGTCGCTGCCGACGGCGGCCGACGTGACCAATTACCAGGGCACCGAGTACGGCGTGATCGCCTTCGAGGAGATTACCGAGTTCGAGGAGAAGCAGCTGGACGCAATGGTCGTCCGGCTGCGTCCACCCGGCCCGGGCATCCGGTCGCACCTGATCGCCACCTGTAACCCCGGCGGACGCGGACACGTCTGGGTGAAGCGGCGCTGGGTTAAGCCGAAGCCCGACGACTACAACGGCAGCGCGACGCCGCTCCCCTACGAGGTGTGGACGCCGTCGGCCAAGCCGGAGAACCCCGAGCCGGGCAGCCGGGTCTTCGTGCCGGCCACGCTGGAGGACAACCCGATCCTGGAGATGCGCGACCCGACGTACCGCAACAAGATCCGGACCCTGGCCAACTCCGACAAGGCGCTGGCCCTGGCGATGGAACACGGCGACTGGGACGCGATCGACGCAGTGCAGGGTGCGCTGTGGCGCCAGTCCGACCTCGACGGCGGCCGGGTGTCGCGGGAGTGGTTCCGGCTGAACGTCATTCCGCAGCGCAGGGTGCTCACGGTCGACCCGTCAGACGGCAACGAGGACGGGCAGGGCGACGAGTATGGCGTAGCGGTGGTCACGCTCGGGATGGACGGGATTGGGTACGTCGAGCTGACCGACGGCTGGAGGGCCTCACCGAAGCAGATGGCGAAGAAAACCGTTCAGCTGTCCCGGGATCTCGACTGCGACGAGATCGTGGTGGAGCGCAACAACGGCGGCAAGTGGGTGAAGACCGTCATCCAGGGCGAGAACAAGTACGCGGTGGTGCGGACCGTTTGGGCCTCGGAGGGCAAGATCACCCGTGCCCGGCCGGTTGCCGCTCTGTTCGAGCTGGACGAGGACCTGGCCGACGAAGGCATGCCGTACCGGATGCGGATGGTCGGCACCGCGCACGAGCAGTTCGAGGACGAGGCTTGTCTGGCGCCTGGAACACAGGTAGCTACGGAGCACGGTGCCGTGTCGATCGAAGACGTTCCGGCTGGTGCCCGTGTCTGGACACGTGCGGGCCTCCGCAGGGTGCTTTGGTCGGGGCAGACTTCTCATTCTTCGGACACCTTGAATCTGATTACTGCGGAGGGGTCCATCACCTGCACGCCGGATCACCCCGTGTTTGTACGGGGGCGCGGCTTCATCCCGTCTAAGAGTGTTCCTCTTCAAGCTATGATGCTGGTATGCCCGCCAGAACATGTCCGGACTGCGGCAGCAAGCTGCGTGCACCGAGGTCCGCTCGCTGTCGATCCTGCGCTCAGCGTCTCCGGTGGTCTGTCCCTGATGACCCGCGCAGAGTCCGTCCATCCGTGGAGTTCGCAGGCAGGATGTACTACCTGCAAGACCACGGGTACTACGCGTCTTCCCGGCGACCAGGGCATCCCGGGGGGACGCTACTGCACCGCGATGTTTGGGAAGCCACTAACGGCCCGATCCCTGACGGTTGGCATGTTCACCACATCAACCACAGCAAGGTGGACAACCGGCTGGAGAACCTGGCTGCTCTCACTCCGAAAGAGCATCACGACCAGCACCCAGAAAAGATCGTTGCCTTTCTCGCGCAAACTACAGAGGAGCGCAGAGAACGCGCGCTGCGAATGTGGGCTGCGCGAGAGCCGCGGCAGCTTCTTTGCCAAGAATGCAGCGCCAGCTACAGCACAACCAGCATGCGCCCATCCCAGTACTGCTCCATACGGTGTTGCGACAGAGCAATGGGTCGCCGTCGAACGGATCGAGCAAGGGCCGCGCGGTCCGGTGTACAACCTGATGGTCGAGGGTGAGCCGGAGTTCTTCGCCAATGGTTTGCTGGTGCACAACTGCTCTTTCACCGGCGCTCCCGGCGAGGTCTCCCCGAACCGGCTGGATGCTGTCGTCTGGGGTGGAACACACCTGATGCTGAAGCCCCGCGCCGTCAACAACGACAAGTACACCGACAACCGGCTGGCGAACCGGCGCTAACCGAGGCCCGTCCGCACGTACGATCAACCCACCACACCAAGCGAACAGGGAGGCGCCGTGGCGCGACTACCAAGGCCCGACGAGACCGTGTTCGATTCCTATTCGCCGCTCACATTCAAGCGGCAGTTCGGCAGCCGGCGCTCGCAGTCGTTCAAGGGCGACGGCGCGGGCTTCCACGTTCCGGAGTGGATCGGGATCCTCCACACCCGCCGGATGCAGGCGTACGCCATCCTCCGGGCCTACACCGACAACACCGCCCGCGAGTTCATGGCGATCAAGGGCCGGGACAAGATCGATGAGCGGCGCGAGTACGGGGATGCCGCGCTCCTGGTCGCGACGGTGGTCGGTGCGCTCCTCGGGGAGGACCAGCAGATCATCACCGAAGGCGCCGAGGAGCTCGCGCTGGAGGAAGAGCAGGACCCGGGTACGGACGCAGAGGGCAACCCGTTGCCGGCGCCTCCGCCCGACCCCGAGCAGGAGCAGCGCCGATTGGACGCCGAAGCGGCAATGGGGCTGCAGGACTGGCTCCGTGAGTGGGCCACGATCGAGCGGCTACAGATCAAGATGCGGGAGACCGAAGGGCTGGCGGTCGGTCTCGGGGACGGGGTCTACACGCTGGGCTGGTCGCCGGACAAGAAGCGGCCACGCCTGCGGATCTGGGACCCGATGTTCTACTTCCCGGTGCTGGACGACGGCAACGAGGATGACTTCCCCCGCAAGGTGCACATCGCCTACGAGATCTTTGATGAGAACCTGGAGGAGTATCAGACCCGGATCCGCCGGCTGACCTGGGAGCTCGGCCCGATCACACCGGTGACGGAGCCGAGCCTGGCCGCTCGGCTACTCCGGCAGGAAGCCGACCTGTTCGACGGCGACACGCTGGAAGCGGACGGCCGGATCTCCAGGATGTATCCCTGGAGCGAGGAACCCAGCTATGAGACCTGCTACCTGACGGATGCGACCTGGGTCCTGGAGCAGGCCAAGTCCGTCGAGGACCTGACCGGTGCCGCGGCGAGCTACACCGAGGACGCGGACGGGCCGATCAACCGGCGTGACCTGATGCTGGACTTCGTGCCCGTCGTGCACGTCCCGAACACCGTGGCCCAGCTCAACCACTTCGGTCGCGGGCTGGTCTCGACCGTTGCGCAGATCCTGGACGACCTGAGCTCGGCCGACACCGACCTGGCCGCCAGCTCGGCCACGACGGGCCACCCGGTCATCGCGCTGCAAGGCGGTGTCGTGGACAAGGACGACCACGGTCGCGCCAAGCTGACGTACGAGCCCGGTGAGATCCTGGAGTCCGGCGACGGCAAACTGGACATGCTCGACACCTCGAAGGCGCTCGATGCGCTGATCGGGTACATCGAGTTCCTGCTGAAGAGACTCAGCACCAACAGCCGGGTGGCCGAGGCGCTGCTGGGCCGGGTCAAGCCGAGCGAGGTTCCGTCCGGCATCGCGCTGCAGCTCGGCTTCGGCCCGACCGACAACCTGGTCAAGGAGATGCGGCTCGTCCGGTCGGAGAAGAACCCGCTGATTCTGAAGTTCGCCCACCGGATCGCCTGGGCGGCGCAGGAGCAGGGCCTGATCCAGGACGTACCGCCGGAGTGGATCCACTCGGACGTTGTCTGCGGAAGCTTCCTGCCGCAGGACCAGGCCGCCGCGGTCGACCGGGTGACCAAGCTGTACGCCGGCAAGGTGATCTCGCTGGAAACGGCGATCATCGAGCTGATGGAGTCCGGCATCAAGATCGAGTCCGTGCTGGAGGAGGTCCGCCGGATCCAGGAACGTGACTTCGGCGCGGCCGCCGATCTGTTCGACGCGACCGGCGACAAGGTGCTGGTGTACGCGTTCCTCGGGGAGGAGCCGCCGGCCGAGCCGGACCCGGTTCCGATCCAGATCGTGCCGGGCAACGCACCGATCCCGGGCCAGCCTCCGGTTCCGGCGCCTAGCCCGGGCGCCGACCCGACGCTGTTCGGGCCGGACGGACAGCCCTTGCAGTAATGCTATAGACAAGCTACAGTCTGAGCAGACAGAGCATCCCTTCGGGACCTGCGTTATGCGCAGCAATCCGGGCGAGGTGCAGCAGCTCAGATACAGATGTGCTTGGTCGAGCAGTTTCTAGATAACACTCGGCAACGTCACGCTGTCAGCGGTGGCCGCCGCTGGTAAGGCTTCTGTCCAGCAGCCCCGGACTCTCGTAGTCCGGGGCTTTGCTGCGTCCGGACCCGATGCCCGCTGTCCGCGTGACATGATGACTTCTGAACAAGCCACCCGGGGTTTCCGGGACTGATACGGGACCTGCCTCGAATAGCAGGAGCATTGGGAGGAAGCATGAAGCTGTCCAAGTCGATCCGGAAGAACGGGCGGACCCGCACCTACGTGCCGGGGATGGTCGCCGTATCGGGGAAGTTCTCGCAGTCAGCCAACGAGCCGCCGGCAGGCGGAGCGCCAGCAGGCGGCGGAGATCCGGGCAGTGGCGGTGAGCCGGGGACGGGCGGTGGCGCGGACAAGACGTTCACGCAGACCGACCTGAACAGGATCGCCACCAGAGAAAAGGCCGAGGGCAAGGCGGCAGCCGAAAAGGCGATCGCCGACATGCTCGGCTGCACACCCGCAGAAGCAGCGGAAATCATCAAGAAGTCCCGCGAAGCCGAGGACAAGACCAAGTCCGAAGCCCAGCTGGAGCGCGAGAAGGCGGCCAAGGAGCTTGAAGCGGCGAAAGCCGAGAAGAGCAGCGCGGCGGCCGAGACTCACGCGGCCCGGATCGAGCGAGCGCTCGCCAAGCTGGGATTCGCCGGCAAGGACGAGGACTCGGAGCGGGTTCAGCGGATGGTCACGGTTGAGATCGGATCCAGCTACGAAGACGTCCTGAAGGACGTCACCGAGCTGAAGAAGACCCTGAACCCCGAGCTTTTCGGTGAGAAGACCGGCGGCAAGCCGGGAGGACGTCTACCGGGCGGAGACCCGAAGGGCGGAGTCCCGAAGCCGACCGGTGGCGAGGATGGGTACGCGGCAGGTCAGGCTCGGTTCGCCGAGCGCAAGAAGGCCCGCACCACGTTCAACCCTCTCGCCAAGACGCAGTAACCCGGCTCTATCAGTCCCGAAATAGGAGGAACCCGGCATGGGTATCAACCTTGGAATCCGGACGTCGACGTACGGCGCGGAGGACCAGTCTTGGCTAGGGTCCCGTGTCGGTACGAACGATGCCGACTCGATCACGCTGGACGCTGCGGCGTGCATCGCGATCACCGAATTCGCTGCGGGAACCGTGCCGAGCGGCATCCCGCTCAAGCGCGCCGGCTCCGGCCGCTACGCGCCTGCCATCACGGCGGAGGTCGCTGACCGCTGGTTGCTGCAGACCGTGGATCTCACGGCCGGTGGTACGCAGGCAGCTGCCAACACCCCCGTGGCCGCGATCTGGCGCGGGCAGATCATCCAGGCGAAGATCCCGGCCTACACCGGGCGCACCTCTGGCGTGGCAGTGGCCAACGTCAACATCGGCATGTTCCAGCTCGTCTAACCAGGAAGGATTGAACTCAGATGGTAATGATCCTTGACCTGGTCGACCCCCAGGAACTGATCGGCTTTGCCCGGTCCGCCCAGCTGGAGGAGGAGCGCAACCGGCTCACGCTCTCCAACTACCTGCCCAACGACACCACCCCCGACGGTGACATCGAGTTCCGCGTCATCCGAGGCGCATTCCGTGACCAGGACGCCGCGACTGTGCGGGCCTGGGACACCGAGGCGCCGATCGCCGGCCGTCAGGGAATCAGCAAGCTCATGGGCGAGCTGCTCCCCGTCAGCCGCAAGATCCCGCTCGGCGAAGAGGAGCGGCTGCGCAAGCGCGGCCTGGAGCGCGGCCTGACCGGTTCGGCCAACACCGCGCTGATCGACGCGATCTACAACGACGCGGAGAACATGGCGAAGGCCGTGGCGAACCGCTTCGAGCTGTTCCGCGGTGAGGTGCTGGAGAAGGGCACCGTCACGCTGAACGAGAACGGCGTGGCGCCGCCGGTCGTGGACTTCGGCCGCCAGGCGGGGCACACGGTGACCGCGGGCATCCTGTGGTCCACCATTGCCACGGCAACCCCGATCGCGAACATGCGGGGTTGGGTGCAGACCTACATCGACAGCAACGGCGTGGCGCCGGGGTTCGCGCTGACCAGCACCCAGGTGATCAGCTACCTGATGCAGTCGGCGGAGATCCGGGCACTGGTTGCCGGTCCGGGTGGTACGCCGGGCATCGTCACCGTCGACACGGTCAACGCCGCCTTCCAGGCGTACGGCCTGCCCGCGTTCGTGCCGTATGACACGCAGGTCCGGGTTGCGGGCACGCAGACCCGGCCGATCGCCGCCAACAAGGTCATCCTCATGCCGCCGGTCGGAGAAACCGCTGGCGCGACCCTGTTCGGCACCACGGCGGAGGCCATCGAGTTGGCCGAGGCCCGCGCGATCTCCCAGGACCAGTGCCCCGGCATGGTCGTGGTTCCGATGAAGGAGTCGGACCCCGTCCGCACCTGGACGCTGGCCACCGCGGTCGGCTTCACGGTCCTGATCAAC